GTTCAGAAGGCAGTGGCAGGCAGTGACATCGTCGACCAGCCCTACCAGTCACCGGCGGACAAGTACGGATTCAACGACGCGATGGAGAGACACCTGAAGAAGTTCAAAGGCGAGGCATGAAAAAACCCGGGAGCGGCAACTCCCGGGCTCAAAGTGGCCAAAAGGCCAATCACTTTCAAAGCAAGGCAAGGATAACACATGACACGAGAGCAGCGAAAAAACATGAAAGCCAAACGCAACGAAGCCCTGGCGGATGCCGTCGAACAGATCATTGCCGATGAGAGCTTGACCCAGGCCTCGGTTTCCAAGCTGACCAACATCAACGCTGCCCGCCTTAACCAGTGGTTAAAGGGCACTTACCTGGGCGATAACGAAAAGATCGAACAGGCCATTCAGCGTTGGTTGGACTCCCGCGAGTCCGAGGCAGAGCTGGAAGGCAAGCTGCCGGCGGACGCTTGCTGGGTGCGCACTCCCAGCGCATCCTCCGTGATGTCCGCGCTGAGCTTTGCCCAGATGGCGGGCTCTATCAGTGTTGTGTACGGCGGTGCCGGCATCGGCAAGACCACTGCCATCCGCACCTATCAGAACCAGGCACCCAACGTCTGGCTGGTCACTGCCACACCGACCGTGGCACGGCCGGGCCCGATCCTCACCCGGATTGCCCAGTCCCTCAACCTGCGCACCACCGGTGCCGTCCACGTTGTTGAGAGCAACATCATTGAGCGTGTCCAGGGGACTCGTGGCCTGATCGTTATCGACGAGGCGCAGCACCTGTGCCACCGCGCCCTGGACTCCATCCGCGCCATTCACGACGCCACCGGCGTGGGCATCTGCCTGTCTGGCAATGAAATCGTCTATGCCCAGCTGACCGGTGGTACCCGGGCGATCGGCTTTGCCCAGCTGTTCAGCCGCGTATCCAAGCGGGTTCGCCTGAGCAAGCCACAGGATGCCGATATCGCCGCCATCCTGGATGCCTGGGGCATCACCGACAAACAAAGCCGCAAGTTCTGCCTGGCCATTGGTAAGCGCCCCGGCGCACTGCGTGGCCTGAGCCAAACGCTGCGCCTTGCCACCCTGTTTGCCAACAACGTGGGCGAGCCCCTGAGCCTACAGATTATCCGCGATGCCTGGACTGACCTTGGAGGTGACCTGTGAGCCGCATGCACCCAACTGCCTACCTGGAACACCACGCCGACGTTTACGCGGCGCACCTGATGCACAAGCACGGAGTCACGCTGGATCAGTATCTGGCGGATCCGGCCAGGTACGAGCACCTGCTGGGTGCTCCATTCCCCCTCACGCCGGCGCAGACGAAGGTGCGTGTGCGGCTGATCCGTCAAGAAGTCCTCCAGGAGCAAGCGGAGGAAATTGCCCAGCAGCTGGACGGCCTGCCACGGAACAACGTGCGGCCTTTCGAGCCGCTGCACCACAAGCGCCACCCTAAACGCCGTGGCATTGCGAGCTGCCGTAATCGCTCGCTGCAACCGACCAAACCACAAACCACATGAGGCAGAGCCCTATGAACATGCAAGCCAACAACCAGGACCAGTTCCGCCGCAACGCCAAGGGTCACCTGGTGCCCGTGGAACAAATCAAGGATATCGACCGGCTGCGTGATGACGTCGTGCAGAAAGTCATCGGCAGGGTCGAGTCTTTGCAGGAAATCATGCGTGATACGAAAGCGAAAATCGCCAGTGAGGTGGAGGCCTTTCTGGAGCTAAGCGCCATGGAGTACGACACCAACTACGGCGGCAAGAAAGGCAACGTCACCCTGACATCATTCGATGGCCAGTACCGAATCGTCCGCGCCGTAGCAGATCACCTGGCGTTCGACGAGCGCCTGCAGGTGGCAAAGGAGTTGATTGACCAGTGCATCCATGAATGGACCGCCGGCAGCAGCTCCGAGGTGCAGGCGCTTGTGGAGCATGCCTTTCAAACCGACAGCGCCGGCAAGATCAGTACCGCACGCGTGCTCGGCCTGCGCAGCCTGAACATCAAGAACGAAAAATGGCAGCAAGCCATGCAGGCGATCATGGATTCCATCCAGGTGACCGGCAGCAAGAGCTACCTGCGCTTCTATGAACGCCAGGGCGAGGATGGCGCTTACCGCCAGATCTCGCTGGACGTGGCCGCGCTTTAGGGGGGCGAGCAATGAAAACGCTTCATATCGAGGACCACGGCCAGGACTTCCTGGAGTGGGACATAGACAACGATGGAATAGTCGTCGAATGCCGCCCTTTTCAAAACGATATCTGGAAGGGAACGCGAGTGATGAGATACCGGCAGGGAGATTGTCCACTGATTCTTCCGGTTGGTTTCGAGGTACCCGTTCTTCTCAATTACCAGATAACGGCGGTTCAGGAGCGCGACTAGTGAACTACTACGAGGCGAAGTTTGCGAGAGAGCGAAAGGAGCGGCCAACCGACTGGCTGATTGTCGAGTCTGGCGCGAACGCTTTCCGGTTACTTGAGATAAAGAGGATTTAGTTATGGCTGACCATGATGAAACGGACACCAATCAGAGCATGAAGGATGAGATGGGCACTAAGGCCACTATAACGATTACGACAGGCCCGGAAGGGTTCGATATCGGCCTCGACTTCCACGGCGAGAAGATGGATCAAGACCCTACAGCGGTTCAAGCATTGGCTGTCGTTGGCCTCAGCGCCATCAAAGACGCCATCCGTGATCACTTCAATGTAACGGAAGAAATAACACACCGAAAGAAACGCGGATAAGCGAAACGCCCTGCGGGGCGTCTGCCAGGCGTGGTTGCCTGGCACTGATGAGCAGCCGAACCGGAGGGAGCTATGGGCCCCAGGACACAGACCACAGAGCTAGGCACCGAACGGCGCTGCACCAAGTGTGACGAGTTCTGGCCGGATGACGCCGAGTTCTTCTACACCAAAAATGGAAAGACACAGCAGCCCTGCAAGGCCTGCTATGCGCAGCTGCCATCCAGGCAGGCCCGGAGGGCGGGAGCGAGAGTATGACGGTCTACGTCGACGATATGTACAAGCACGCCCTGGGGCGCTACGGCCGAATGAAGATGAGCCACATGATTGCAGACACCTCCGAGGAACTGCATGCCATGGCTGCGAGGATCGGGGTTGAGAAACGGTGGTACCAAGGTGACCACTACGATATTGCGCTGAGCAAGAGGGCGCTGGCCGTTGAAGCCGGAGCGGTAGAGGTCTCAATGGTCGAGCTTTCCAGCATGTGCCGGAGGCAGAAGGTTGAGGGCCACTGTGGAGCCCCGAACGATGCCCGCGATTGGTGGGCTCGATATCGCCAGAAACACAGAGAAACCAAAAGCGCTGGAGCGAGAGCATGAGTAAGTGGGAAACACTCGAAGAAAGTCTGTCGGGCGTCTTTTGCCACGCCGCCGCTGTCGCCGATGGCCACCAACTGAAGTTCGTTAAGACGCTCCACAAGGAACGTTTGGTTGTAGAGGTTTACGTTGATGGATGGATCAAGGGCGAATGGACTACAGCCACCGCTGATGGCGAACCGAAGCACCCAGAAGGTCGATTCTGGCGGCCGTACCGTCACCGAGTCTACAAGCTAAGTCAGTACAAAAATCTTAGGAGGGTGTTTGGCAAAAAACGGGCCGACGAAATGACAGCCCTGAAAACGTGCGCCTTCATGCCTTACTGGAACACGCCGAAGAGCCTAGTGAGGCACCTGAAAAAGAACTTCCCGGATCTGGAGATCCTGGACCAGACCGAGGAGGGCCAACTGTGAGGTCTCAGCGCGCACCCTATGAACCGACAGTGGATGAATGGCCAGAAATCTGGGTGATGCTATGCGGCCATTGCGCAAATGCAGGCGGTTGCCAAGTTGTCGAGGGAATGATCGAAATGAAGGAAGGCGGGGAATGGCCCCAGGGCGGCTGGGTTACTGATCCTGGCGCTGGCGTAACTTGCCTGAGCTATACGCCTAAACCTTTGAGGCAGCTGACTGGTCAGCAGCTCGAAGAAGCCAAAGGCCAAGCGGTGCCAATGTGTTCCGGGTGCGCAGCCCAAAAAGGCAGTGAAGCGTCTGTGAGCCTTCACACGCGGCGGGATTTCAAGGCTGCTGTCGAGAGTCGAGCGCTCTTTGTCTGCCACGAGCAGGGCCAAGAAGGCAAGCCATGCGGCGGCTGGTGCAACGCAGTGCAACATGGAAACGGAGATTAAGTGTGAAACACGACAACCGCAAAAAGGTCCAGGCCCAGATCCACATCGCCCGCAAGCAACTGGCCCTGGACGAAGACACCTACCGCCAGATGCTGGCCACGGTTACCGGTGGCAAGCGTTCCTGCTCGGACTGCAATGTGGCGGAGCTGTACAAGGTGCTTCAGCACATGAAGGATCGCGGCTTCAAGGCCCGACCAAAGAAGCGTGTGGCGCAGCACCCAGG